CATCTTTCGCATACTCTTGAGCCTGCGTTATCGTTTTCGCTTCTCCTGGGACGCCATACTTAGAAACAAACGCCTCAAGATTTTTAGCTTCATCGCTAAGGTTTAAAGCTAGTTCTCGCGCGGAAATAGGGTTATGATTCTGGTCTATTAAATCACGAAAGCCAAGCTTCCCCTCTTTCCAGAGCTTGTGCTTGGTTTTTCCGAGCGCCTTAATCTGGTCCGCTTCTGGCCTGCCTCTTAGCCATTCTTCATAATCGGTTTCCGCTGGTATAGCCCCGTCCAAGCTTGACCGCATACGTTGTCGATTGGGGGCATCCTTTAGAATCTTGTTCATTTTGGGGTTCGCGTTTAGCTCCTCCCACGATTTCACAATGGGTGTCAACGTGCTCCGGCACTGCCAGTGAGCGGGGGGTCGTGTGAAATTCGCTGTCGTGCCTTTCATCTTCGTACCATCTAGACGCCATCGTTGATTGTCCAGCGCCTTGCAGATATCACTCGTTTTGGTATCTAGTGTTGACCGCCATTCAACCCCCTTAACAACATCGGCATTCTCTTCGTACACAGCAAACCGCGCTTCATTTGCAACGGTCTGAACACTCGTTCTAATCAGTGCGTTTGCGTTATGTGTCGCGGTTTGCATAATGCCGTCCTTAAAATTTCGCGCCCGCGTTCCCCGTATGCGTTGCGCTAGTTGCTGGTTATTCTCACCAAACAACATCCCCTCCCGGATATTCTGTTCAAATGAATCACGTAATTTTTTATCCTGCCCCGCCCACCATGCGCTAGATGGAGCACCTTTGATCAGTGTTCCCTTTGCAAGCTGGGACAATACGTTTCGGTCTAATCGCTTGGTTACTAGTTCAACACCGATAGATTTATTGAACGCCTGTATTGCGTGCTCCTGTTCAAGTGAAGCGAGCTCAATCATTTCTGCATCAATGTACTTCTTAGCTTCTTTGTATGCAGCGGCAATTTCTTCCTCTGACATTTTTAATAATTTAGTCAGTCTAAGATCACGATATATTCTTCGTGCAGGCTCCGTTGGATCTATGTCGGCAATTCGCTTGCCTAGTGTTCGACGTAGATTAGCTATCATCCCAGTCACTTCTTTCTGCAGCCCTGCTTCAATGCGTATTAAATCAACTCCGTGTCGGGTAAGCTGCTCCGCAATCTTAGTAGAAGCGTTCGCCATTAAACGCTTTCCGCCGCATCAACCAACCCTTTAACATATGGATCATTTAAATCTGCTTTTATGAAATCCTTGCCCCCTAAATGGACGTCATAAAATTTGGGCGTTAGAGCAACGGAGACAATGTTGTTTGGATTTATGTATTCGTATCGGTCGTTTCCACGGTATTTGCCAATAACTTTCACTTTCACTAGCATCATACCTGTTCACCCCACTCAACAACACAGTCCGCATCGGCTGAAGATGCTGTCCCTGTCACCACTAAATAATCGCCGCGCACCAATGGAAATTCAATTCGTCCACGATATGGGTTATCAATACTCTTTTCGCTCAACGCCTCGACATGGATCGTCGTTATAAAATTCATTTTGCTGTCGTCGTACGCTGTCGCCGTTACTGCGGACGCGTGCATGTCGGGTGAATCCGTTTCAACAAATGACCCCGCGCCTAATGGCTGGAACGTTGCTCCGGTCAATGCTGTTGGATCACGTGTTAACCACACTTGGAACGTCGCCTTTTTGGAACAGTTTACCGTGATCCGTGCGAGCGTTAGTGTTCTTGTATTCGTTTGCGTGTTTATTAATGGCGGATTATGGATCGATAAAACCGGATCGCCCGTTGCCCCGATGGAAACTGTTTGTATGCCTGCCGATTTATATTGTTCGATATCGTTCTGCCGACCGTTTTCACTGGTGACGTCCGCGCAACCGATAGACATTGTCACGTCTTCCGTCGCACGCTTGCAATGGAAGTGAGTCGGCAATGCGGGATTCTCCATGGACAAGCGAGTCAACGTGCCTAAATGTGTGATCACGTGAACGAGTTGCAAGTTCACAAAAAAGTAATAATTCCCAACGCCTCTCCACTGGTATTGAATATCGTACACGTTGCCCTTTTCAACATTAAAACCAGCCACGCCGGATGTGTCTATAACCGAGGAATAAGTCGTGGATGAATTGCTCGTCTGCACCGCGTACAAATTACCGTCCGAGCGGAGTTCAAATTCGATTCCATTTTCGTCGGTAGATAATCCCCATGTACGCGTCCCGTCGGCGGTTTTGTCTGGACACCACAATGCAGTCGAGAACAAGTGGCCTCGGTTCGGTTGATATCTCGGACATTCGCGGCTTTCCATAACGCAACTAGTAATCACCGAAGTCGTTGAAATTTTCGCGGCGGAACCCTCGCTGATAACGGCGCTTGCGCTCGTATAAACCTGCGTTCCGTTTTCGTACATGAACCACATATTCGCCGGAATATCAAACGTCCATAATCCATGAAACAACGAGTGCGGGAGAGAAACTTTCGGTGATCCCCATGCATCATTTGTCAAATCCCCCGTTCCGAGTTGCGTTACTCGATCAAGCGTCCCGCCTTTCATATCCACGGGCATCGGCGCAAGCGCACTCACTTCGGTTCGTTGGACTCCGTCGTGCCATGTCACATATGATCTATCACCCATTCACAATTTCTCCCAATGCACCTGCCGGATGTGACCGCCCAAAGTCATCTCGTGTAAAACCTTTCGCATCACTAACAGCGACAGCCATTGCATCTCCAAAAGCCATCGCCGCTGATGTGCTTGCCGTGGGCGCTAAACCCAAATGACAAGCTTCTTTGTGAACACCTAGATCAAAATGAAAATCTGCTCGTTTAGCTAAAGGAGAGGTTGACTTTGAAGTCAGGGCTATGAGCGGGACGTTCAAATGATCTAGGATTGGAAACATGTTTTGGATTTCTATTGCTTTGCCCGAATTAGAAATGGCTATAACGACATCGCCTTCAGTAATCATACCGGCGTCACCGTGGCCCGCTTCAGCTGCATGAACAAAGAAAGCAGGCGAACCAGTGGAGGACAATGTTGCGGCAAGCTTACTGCCAATGTGACCGGACTTTCCAATGCCCGTAACAATAACACGACCTTTGCAATCCTTTATGACATTACAAGCGTCGACGAAATCCTGGTCAATGAGGTTTACTAGATTAGCAACCGCAACGGCCTCGTCTAGTAAAACCTGTTTCGCTATGCCCTTCATTCTTCAAACCCTGATGGTTCTGGTTCTGGTAGTGGGGGCGGGCGCATGTCAATTCGATCCTGCTCGTCTTCAGCATCAACATCAGGCGGAACCAGTTCACCACGTTTCAAGTTAAAGAACCAAGTGTCAAAACTAATTTCACCCGCTTGCAAGGCTTGGAACAATGCTTGGATTGTTTGTGGGTCAATTTGCTGATCAAGGAAATCGTTATTCAGCTTGACCACAGCGTCCTCGGGTTTTTGTTGCCACCATTGCATGAATCGAAGTGATAAACCCAGCCCCTCGCCAGCGATGTCCACCATGTCCGCAAGGCTGCCCGTCTCGCCCGACAATCGCAAACGCCTTGAGTCGTACGCTTCACTTGATTTACTTTGTTCCTCTAATAACCGCGCACCCAACACGGCCATCAGTTTTTGTTTGTCCTGCTTGATGTCTTGGAGGGATCCTAAGCCTTGTCCGGTATATTCTAGATAACCTGCTTTCGCGTCAGAACTATCTGTGACCATAACGTTGCTAGATCCAAGCTTAACAGAAGTCCCCGGATCAAAGCCTGCGAAGTATGCCATTGGAAGGGCCGTGTAATGGGCACCATGTTCCAAATCAGCGCTCGTGATGTAATGGCTCATATTGATTTCAGCTAAATCAAGAAGCGGTGGTTTCGGAACGCTAGTCGTTAGGCCATCGGTGTTGATAAACGTGAAAGGAACGAAGTCCATTCTCTTACCGTTGCGCGTTGGGTTAATCGGTCCCTCTACGACTTTGAAATCTTCTTTCTTATTTTTGTCCGTTGCTTCATAGATTGTGTACTGGTAAAAACCGTCAATCGTTTCTATAACACGGTAGCGCTCAATTCGGTTTGTTTTGAATGGGTCATCGGCATCAATTTCATTTCGGTCTTCGCGCAAAACTAAAAGAGTGATTATTTCTTTCCCGCTTTTGTCGCGAGTGGTGCGCCAATTGACAATATTTTCGGCAGTGTAAATAGACATCCAAGGCCGTTCAGCACCTTCGGCAGTATCTACTAGAATACCCAACCGGCCAATCTCAAGCAGTTCATCAATCACTGTACGTGCTATCGCTTGCAGGCTTTCACCTTGCAACGTTACGTCTTTTAGATGTTCCTCGTCAGCGTACCCTTCATAATCCAGTTCTTTACGGAACACCGCACCGCGCAAACCCTGCTTTGTCCTGCCGAGAGCGCCGTAAACGACAGCGCGTTTCTTGTAAGCGTTATATTCATCGGTGTCCATGCCTCCAGGAATCGGCAAGTACGTTGATCCCCGTTCCTTAACCGCTCTTGATCCAGCAACCAAGTCGCGGAGCATCCGCCAATCAGCTTCGTATTTTCTATACAAGGGATGTTTCAAACTAACCGGCATTATTTCGTCCTTCCATGATTAGGTTCGTTGGATTGTTTTGTGTGATCATGCGACCATCCTTCCTAGACGAACAGTTGGAACAGTATGAAGACATCTATATCTGACTTCGTCGTACGTGTGGTCTTCCGCGCTAGTATCTACGTCTTCAGGTTTGCGCGAGTCACGTGGTAAAACTGGGATCGTTCTAATGAAGCCGTCTGTACAGGAATTAAAAACAAACATCGCTGGATCTTCCATTGGGAACTGCTTGGCAGCCGCTAAACGTTCACGAACCAATTGACAACCAGAGACCCGCGTTCCAGGAGCCTTGTTCGCCTTAACCCATTTCACTCCGGCGCGTTGCATGTCGGTCGCTATACAATTCCCGTTTTGTGTATCGTAGATACTCGCATCCGCTGGTCCAGGTTTCACACGACCGGCGATTCCCATTTCAGCTTCTATAGATTTAATTCCTTCAGCGATTACTTTCGCCGTTGTCTTTATGCCGGTATCCGCTTTGCCATTCCAGCCATACCATTCGCCAATGCGAATGAGCGTCTTAGCAGGGAAATGAATTTTTGTTCCATCGGCCATCGTTGCAGCGGTGCCGTCAGACTCGGCCCACCACCCAACGGAAAACGGTTTACTTGAACCCCAATCAAATGAGCGATCAATTGTCCAGCTGCTTGGAATTTTAAATGGCTCAAGCACATGGATGTTTCGGTCCCAAACATCGTCCATCATACCGCCGCTCACAATGTCCCAGTCGCCATCAAGCATGGCCTTGACCATTGCAGGATCGCCAAGCCCCATCAAATCGCCCTCATAGGTTTCTTTGTCAAGACTAGGGTTATCATCCAACTTCGCATTGATGTACTGTCTACGGCGTCCACCCTCGTCCTTGGACATTTGAACAATTTCACCTTCAGGCGCGTTATCTACAAAAAATTGTTTTACCCAGTTGTGTCCCACGTTACCTGGATTACTGGAACAAATGATTTTTGGAAATTGTCCTTTGTATTTTTCGGGGAGCGCAATACCCGCTGGATTATCAGCTGACTGGAGGGCCATACGGCAGCGTGAACGGAAAAAGCGATATATAACTTCAGTGAACGTGGTTAGCTCGTCCATCATGAGCACATGCATTTCTGATCCTAGGTGGTTGAACCTGTCTTGCTCGTGCTGGCAATGTCCTAAAAATATTTTGCTCCCGTTCCAGAATGTAACCATGCTGTCGCCGGTTATCTTAACCAGCTTTTTCAAAATCCATTCTTCAAGAAGTGCGTGGTAACTAGAAGGCCCTTCCATATGATTCTTTTGGAGGTCGCCGTGCTGTCGTCTAAATAAATAAACCTGTAATCCAGGAATCTCAGCACACCACACAATGGAAGCGATCCGCATCAAGTGTGATTTCCCGCCTCCAGCCGCCCCACCGTACAGAAGTTCAGTCGCCGTGGACTTGAACGCTTTTGTCTGTTTAGGATGGAGTTCCAATTTCATTTTTCGTTAAGCACCAGTTCAAGTTGAGGCATGGTTATCTCAAGTGAACCACTGACTTCGGTATCCTTGAGGCGTGGGTAGCGATAACGCATGAGGTCTAAAATGTGTTTCGAACGAACTTCTGGTGGCACGTAATCATTAGACAATTCCCGCCTAGACTCCACTGAGATTTCATCTAGAAGAGTTTTCACCGAATCAAGGTCTTCATCAGTCAACGTGCCTGCCGTGTTTTTTATGGAAATATTTTTTAATGATTCGTGAAGGGCGTTAACGTGAAAATCTAATTGAAGGGCGTACGGGTGGAGATATCCTTGGTTCCCTTTGCCGAGGGCCATGTCCATTGATTTTTCAACTGGATCGAAATCACGTTGGGCCATCCGCTCAGCTGCTTGCGCTTTGCTGGAGTCGGATTCTGGCTCGTTGGTTTTGGCAAGCAGGTTTTCTTCTTCTTTGGATAGGAAAGAACTATCAAACGTGTCTTCATCTTCTGGAAGGAACGTTGGCACGTTCGTTCGCTTTCTGGGTTTTGTCAATCGTTGGGTGTTTTTCTTCCGTGGCACGTTTTTAAATTCTCGTCTAAATAACACAAAAATTATAGTCGCGACAACTAGTAAAGTAAAATTCTTTCGCTGGTTGTTTTTTGTCTCTCTTCGTCGCTATAACGCGTGAGTAATATTTTAGATTTTATTTTGATTCTTTGAACGTGCGCGGTGATCTTGTGCAGAATAAGAGATCAATTTTTGTGTCATATGTTCATATGCTCAATTATTAGTTGTAATAATATGACCTAACTTATTGGAAATTATAGTTTATATGGGAGATATATTAGTGCTTCCTCAATTTGGATCAGTGAGTCGAAAATTTTTTCTAAAGATTTCCCACGTGCGCATATATAGGAGAATAAGCGGTATTTTTTAATCGATTACAAGCAACCCATTGTCGACATTAAACTTTAGCCTCTCAAAAGTAAGTACTTACCGATCAAAAGTAACATACTAACGGTTCAACATTTATACAGGTAACATACTTACCTGAACACTAGCCAATCACAAAAAGTAAACCCTTTTGTAAACCCTTTCCAAATGACAAAAATTGAAAGTCGAAAGTTAGTATGTTACTATATGAGTTTTTAGTTAACAGGAGATTAAAAATGAAACAAACGAACGCCGAAAAACAAAAAGCTTACCGACAAAGGATGATAGACAGTGGCCAAACTCAACGATCGTATTGGGCAAACAACAAGACCAGTGAACAAATAAGAAACACAATAGCCCAAATAAAAGCGACACCAAGTAATAAAAAAGAAGGATTACAGCCTGTGGTTTTTTGGGCAACCCCTGAAGAAGCTGAAATAGTAATACCGAAAATTAATAATTTTTTAACGAATAAAAGGGAAGAAGAACAACAATAACAACCGCAAACTGATTAATAATTCCTCCCTCCACTCCCAGTTTTCATCGGGAGTGGTCACTAATTTTGCGCACATTTTAGGCCGCATGACTGACAAACCATAGCGAACTTCCACGCGCTTTTTATCCTTTTTCATGGTTTCTGTTCACATGTGATAACAGTATTTTTATCGTATTAAAGCACGCTTCATCGGACAATCGAATATCGAAAAGTGTGATCGCCGTCTCTGTGTTAGTATCGTCGCGGCGATATCGAAGGATCACTTCGTCCTCGCCTGGAAAGGACTCGACGGATCGGATCTCGTCTTCATCACGCCATCGAACGACATGTCCTTTTCCTGTTTGCTTGAAAATTTTATCCTTAGACAAACGGGTGTCCTCGCTCATGATCAATCCTTGCGCCGCAATTCATAGAATTCGCATTTAGTGCAACCATACATCCGAGGCCACCGATCGCCCCACGGTTCAATATTATGGTCGCCGTCCTGACAATAAACGTTGTAATGATAGCTAATGCTCGTCGTGTATTTGAATTCATAATCACAGTTTGAACACCATTGTTCATACTCGGTATCTTCCGAAAAACCATAGCCATCATCGTGATTAATTTCTTGCGGTGTCCCACAGTTAGGGCATTTAATATCACTCATGATTTAAGTTGCCCGCATTTAATTGAACCCTTGCCGACCAACTGGAATTCATTAAGGTGGTTTTCAAAATACTTCACGACTGCATCGTGGTAACAATTGCAAACATAGTTTCCACCCCGATTGATCTTGCAGTCTTCATCATGCGCACCCCCGTCACGCACTTTCAACAAATCCTCAAGGAAAGCCACTTTTGCAAGGGCCTCTTCACCGGCTTGAATTCTATAAGCTGCCCACTCGGGTTCGCGTCGTACGATTTGCCAAATGGAGCATTCGTTGCCATCACTATCGGTGTACTTTTTAGCGGCATCCATTATTCCTTCCCTCGCATATAGTCATCGATGATTTTTTTAACCTTATCAATTTTTAGTTTATCTTGCCCCTGATAATCGATAGGCCGTATGTGTGGCGCGTTTTCACTAACATATTCAAAAATAAAATCGGAGCTAAGTGCGTATTCAATATCGTGAAAGCATTTGCGAGCGAGCATGAGCTGCTTATGTGCTTCGGCTAAATAGGGAATCGGATTAGTTTCAATTTGTGCTTTATGAATGGCGGTGTCCGCTTTCAGCTTGGCTAGAATCTCATTAAATTCATTGTTCATTCTGGGTAATCCTTCGGCGGTGTGGCTTTAGTTTCCAATTCTTCTTGCGGCTCTAAAGTGTCATTCTTTGTTTCTAAATTTCGTTTATAAACATCTAGAAAATCAGACGTAATTTTAAGAATTTGCGTTTCTCCTCCAGGAAAATAATGCTCATAAGCACTGACTAAACTTGCTCCATAAAATTCAAATGCATCCTCAACACTCACAATAACTCTCCCAATTCAATAAAATTTATTTTGCCAGCCCAATGCCCCAACGAACCAAGGAGCAACGCCTCCCGTTTAACCCTGCCAAGCGCCCTCGCAGCCGTTCGGCCATCAAGCAGCACGTACTCCCGCCCCGCTGGATCGTCCACTAATAACAGCAAATAAGTTGAAGGGAATCGCCGCTCCAACCACTCCCTCTGTTCAGATGTAAAATGCCCTACTTTAACCACGCCCCCGCGCACCGGCCAACGTGGAATCACTTTTAGTTCTAACCAGCCACACCGCGATTCAAAACCCGTCGCGCCACAATTAAGGCAGTGCCTGACCGCCGTTAACGTATAGCTAACATCGGGGACACCGCTGGCAAGTTGGTCTTCTATGCGATCCGCTTCCCAATCCATACCACCATTTATATAGGCCCACAAATCCGATTCAATCACACCGTCTCCAATTCAAAAAGCGCACGCTTAAACTGATGGTTGAACATTGTGAGCGCATCATCGGATTCAATGTCCTTTTTAGGAACAAAGAATTGGTTCGTGTGGAACTTCCCATGCCTAAACAAACGAAGCCGGATATAATAGCCGTTGATCCCGCAATTCATTTCGATGCACACGTCGCGGCCCAACTTTTCCTCCATCATACCGATGGCCTCAAACATATCAAATCTCATGACGCCTCCAATTTTTTATTAGCCCAATTTAGAACAACCGGAAACCATGCGTCATGGTGCATGTTTTCGCTCCACTCCATTGCGCTAGAATACGCCCGCATCTTTTTAGACTTTTCAGGAAAAACCGATTCAAAATACGATAACCACGCTTGCGAAGTTGTGTAGCTATAACGTGCATGAAACCACACACCATCAATCTCGCCACCTTCAAATAGAATGCGATCGAGATTGCTCAATGTTTGTCCTCAACCATTTGCATGATCCCACGGAATATTTCTTTGACGCGCTTTTGGTGCCCGATATAGCTGGCCATGAGCAGTTCTTTTTCTAGGAATAGAACAAAAACTGCTCCAGCCGTCCAGATCCCAGCTTCTTCATAAACCATCAACAAAAGATAAAAAATTGAGGCCAACCTGATAACGACTAGCATACTTTTCCCCGAATAATTAAATATAAAAAGTTTTTTGATTATTTTTTACATTTCTCTCCAAGCCACCGCACGGATCTCTAAGAGCTCCTCTAATAATTCGCGCATATTGTCCAGCGGATATTGGGTCGCTGCATCAGACAACGCTCTGGATGGATCTGGGTGGGTTTCCATAAACAGTCCGTCAATACCCGCCGCAATTGCTGCCCGTGCAAGTGTTGGAATGAACTGTCGTCCGCCGCCTGTGGTTTTGCCGCCTGGATTTTGAACACTGTGGGTGGCATCAAACACCACCGGAGCGAACCGCTGCATAATTTTAAGTGATCGCATATCAACCACTAAATCATTATAGCCAAGCATTGTTCCCCGCTCACAAAGCAAAATATTATTCGGTAAAACAAAACCCGTTGGAATGGGCGTTTGTGCTGCCCGTACTTTTTCCACGGCATATTTCATCATATGGGGATCAATAAATTGGCCCTTCTTAATCATCACGGGTTTGTCGGTTGCGCCTGCCTTTAGTAACAAATCGGTTTGACGGCAAAGGAACGCCGGTATCTGAAAGATGTCAATCCAGTCACCGTATACGTCCACATCTAAATCGGTATGGATGTCGCTAATAATAGGCAGCCCCATATCATGCACCCAACTGAACGCCCGCCGGACTACTTCGGTGTCGGGCCCTGTGTAGCTTTCAAGGCTGGTTCGGTTTGCCTTGT